GAAATGCACCGCGAGACCAAAACCTTCGACCGCAAGCAGGCGGCCCTGATCTGGATCGACAAGCGCGAAACCGAGCTTTCCAAGCCGGGCGGCTTCGAGCGGGCCAAGACGGTGGACCCCACCCTCGCCGAGGCGATCGACCGCTATATCGCCGAATCAAAAAAGGCCATGGGCCGGACCAAGGAACAGGTGCTCCGGACAATCAAGACGATGCCGATCGCCGAAATGCGCTGCTCAAAGATCGGGAGCAATGATCTCGTCGAGTTTACCGCCGACCTCGGCGAAGGCCGGACGCCGCAAACCGTCCAGAACTATCTCTCCCACCTTGCAGCCGTCTTCTCTATCGCGCGCCCGGCCTGGGGCTATCCACTCGACCAGCAGGCCATGAAAGACGCCATGGCGGTGACAAAGCGGCTCGGCATGACCTCGAAATCGCGCCAGCGCGAGCGGCGCCCGAGCCTAGAAGAAATAGCAAAGCTTATGGCCTATTTTGGCGACCGCCAGCGTCGCCGACCATCCTCCGCGCCCATGCACAAGATCATCGCCTTTGCGCTTTTCTCGACGCGCCGGCTGGAAGAGATCACCCGCATTGCCTGGGCGGATTTTGATTCAAACCGCGTCCTAGTGCGGGACATGAAGAACCCAGGCGACAAAATGGGAAACAACGTCTGGTGCGACCTGCCCGCCGAGGCCGTCGCAATCATCAAGAGCATGCCGCGCGAGGATGACTGCATATTCCCCTATGGCGCGGACGCCATCAGCGCGGCCTTTACGCGCGCCTGCAAGACGCTCGCCATCGAGGATTTGCATTTCCATGACCTGCGCCACGAAGGCGTCTCGCGGCTGTTCGAGCTAAGTCTGAACATTCCGCAGGTGGCGTCAGTCTCCGGCCATCGGTCGTGGACAAGCCTGAAACGCTACACGCATTTGCGTCATACAGGCGATCGGTGGGCCGGGGTCGATTGGCTGCAAGCCGCTACTGCGCCCGCAGCTCGCACCTCTGCCTGATATATTCGTGCTCGGCCGGGGCGATCGATGACTGCACAATAGTCATGGTCGCCGGCGTCCCGCAGATGATGTTGCCGGGCGGCGCCGTGAACGCCTGATAGGCGCGCGCGTGGCGCACGTCGCAGGGTTGGCCCATGGTGCAGACATAGAGGACGACGTAGAGGATCACGCCCGACCTCCCGGAAAAGACGAAAGCTCGGCTGTTGGGATGCGCCCAATGGCGAGCCGCGCCGTCTTTACAGCCTTGCGCCATTCCTCGATCACCTCGGCGTCGGCAATATCTCGGCCGGCGCGCAAGAGGATCGTGAAAGCGACGATGCGCTGGGCGACAGGATCGTAATAATCGTCGATCGAAGGCTCGGGCGGGGCAATGTCGTCGTCATCTTGCATGGGGCTCCCCCAGGTGTTCGAGCGCGCCATTGATCCGGGCATAAAAATCGTCGAACGAGACCTTGGAGTTTAGGATTTTGACGTCTGGTTCGATCGATTGCGTCTCGCTGGCGTGCGAGACGACGGCCGGATCAAGCGCTTCGTCGGTTCGCAGACCAATAATCTTGCCGCCAAGCTTGCGCAGGACGTCGGCTTCGTTCGGGAACCGGCAATCGTCGGACACGACGCCATGGCCGCCCGCGATCAATCGCTCCGCTTCCCGGCGCCATAGCTCGATCCAGAGATCGGGGTGAATCAGGTTGCGGCCCCATTCCGTGCCAAGCCGCTGCATGGCGAAGCGGGGCGTGACGCCCATAAGGATGTCGCTGGGCTGCTCTTTGAGATCGCCGTCGGTCTCCCGGTCGGTCAGGCCAAGACCGCGCAGCATCTTCTTCAAAGGCGCTGCAAACGGCACACAGATATAGCCCTTCTCCTGGACGAGATATTTTGCGGCCGTCGATTTACCGACGCCGGCGCGGCCTGTAATTCCGATCAGCATTTGCGGCCTTTCTTCTTCTGGTTTTTCTCAAAATCAGCGCGCATGGCGTCGAGCATCAGGACGCCCTTCTCAACGGTTGGCGCGCAGAAGACGCGGCCGCGGCTGTTATCCGGCTCGCGCGGGTCGATGATGATGAGCGCCGCCGGATGGATCGGCATTTTCTTCAAGCCAAGAGCGCGGGCGTAGGTGTCCGCGAGCTTGTAGCCAGAGACGCGGACCAGTTGGGCGCAGATGCCGTCGGGGCTGATCGTTCCTTCGTCGCCGCCAATGTGCTTGTGGCCGGCGATCAGCAGGTGGTCACGAAAGCCAGCCACCAGCTCGCGCTTGGGACCGTGCATCGAGTTCCAAATTGAATGGCCTGGGAAATCGTGCCGGGCGTGGATGCGGGTCTTTGCGCCGCATGGGTGTCGAAGCTCAAGCCTCACGCCATGCTCTTCATACATCGAGCCGGCTTGCTTCGCGAACCAGGCGACGGGATCGCCCGCGCCTGTCCAAAGGTCGTGATTGCCGGCGATGATGAAAAGCCACTGAACGGATTTGACCATCCATTCAACCAGCGTCCAAGACTCGCGCGCGGTGACAGATTGATCGGCATAGAGGCGTGCCAAACGGCCTACCCAATTATTCGCCAGGTCGCCGATGTTCGCCGGCAGGATATACGGATGATTAGCCGCGATTTCTAAATGCTCTTTCAAAAGAGCGAAGGCGCAACCAGGGTCGTCAATATGAGGATCGCCCATACAAAGAATGGCGAACGGACCGTCTATGTTGATCTTGATCGGGATTAACTCTCGTGCTTCGTCAGCGCCAATAACGCGGCTGCTTTCGACAAGACGATCGCGGATCAGCTCGTCGATCTGGCGCGATCGATGCGGAAGGTGCGGCGCGGTAAATCTTTCGCGCCCGAGCCGTTTGATCCGGGACTGCATCGTCGTTCTTGTAATTCCAAGAGCGGCTGCGGCCCTTGTAATATTGATGCTCCCGTCTTTATTCTTTGTCGATTCTACTGCGGCGCGGGTTCGCTCGCGCTCTTTTTCACTCATGCCATAGTTCATGTGGCCGCCCTTGGTCGTTGATCGAGGGCTTGGCGCAAAGCTTTTACTTCTTCGCGCAGCGCCATTACCTCACGCATTAAATCTTCGATCCGGGCGCCATCAGCTTTTGCCTGCGCCTCATATCCGTCGATCAGCACGCGGAACGGCGCTATGATCGCCTCTGCTTCCGCCTTCGCCGCCTCGGCCTCATTCTTCTTGCGGCCAGCAAGAAACCCGAGCATCCCGCCGCCGATGACGCCGCCGGCTGAAAGAACCTCGGCGATGTGATCGCGAAGCATGGTCAGAAATTCGCTTGCAGGTTCAGACATCATTGTCCCGCCTCCTGCGAGCCAAACTCGCGGCGCACGTCTTCGTAAAAGGCCCGATCGTTTTCGAGACGGCGGTTCGCCTGGTGGGCGGCGGCGCGGTTTTCGAGCGCGAACGTCCGGACGCTCTTTCCCTTTGCCGGAGCCGGCAAACCGATCGGCTTGCCAAAATTAGCGGGCGCGGCTGGAAGGTTTGGTCTTTCGAGAACCGGCGGCGTCGAGCCGGCGCACGACGCCAGAAAAATCGTTGTCGATAACGCAAGGGCGAGAGGAAGGCGGTTCGGCGCGCTCCCGGAAGATGATTTGCTTAACGGTGCGGGGCGGCGGGACATTCTGACTCTCCTGGGCGTTAAAAGCGTCGATCTGAGCGCGCAGCTCGCGCTCAAGCGCGGCGTCTTCCTCGGCGCGGGCGGTGGCTGCGGTGGCGATCTCTTGTGCGGCGCGCTCCTGGCGCGCGACCTCGGCGCGATAGGCGGCTTCGGCCGCTGCTTTCTCTGCGGCGATGACCGCGCGCCAATGATCGTCAGCGCGCCAGCCGGACCAAAACCATGCGACAGCAAAGGCGAGCACGATCTGGCCGAAGCGCGAGGACAGGAACGACCAAAGGCCGGAACCAAACGCTTGAATGATGGGAAGGATCGCGAACGGCACGGGTTAAAGCCTCACGTTAAGGCCCTTACGGGCAGTCTCGACGCGCTCGGCCTCGACCTTCTTGGATGCGCGATAGGCGCACCAGGCGAAGTAAGAGACGGCGGCGATCGAGGCGATGGTGACGAAAACCGGCCAATAGGTCTGGGCGAGTTCAGTCCAACTCACGCCCGCTTCTGCGCCGGCGGTCATTTCCTTGACGCTGCCAACAATGCTACTGGCGTTTGTCGCCGCGGCGGCCGTCGTCGCGAGCCCGGCGCCGATCGCGCCAAATTTTGACTCGTCGGCCGCCTCGATGATTTTCGAGCCGCCGGCGCGCAGGTCTTCCACCGTCAGTGCAGCGCGTTCCGGTGGCACGCGGCGCGGCCGAACGTCATCGCTTTCAAGTAAAGCCACCGTCGCCTGATCGAGCTTTCCATTGATGACGAGATTGTTGTCGTCCTGGAAATCCCGGATCGCCGATCGTGTCAGAGGACCGATCACGCCGTCCGCGCCGCCGGTGGCGTAATTGAGCGCGGTAAGGCGCGCTTGCGCCCAGGCGACGTCAGGCTCTTCTGGGGTTGTCGGCGTCGGTGCGGCCTTGGGTGTTGGCGGCGCGGGCCAGATTGGGGTCACAGGCGTCGGCGCGCTGCGCGGTGTAACCGCGTCCGGCCGTGTCCATGCGGCTTGAAAGTGCATGCCGTCGCAGGAGCGCCCAGCCCAGCGCCCGCCCCATTCCCAGCCTTCTGATTCAAACGCCTCGACGACCTTGTAGGCGTCGCCGCGACCAAAGTGCGGGTGAGTGTTGCGGAAGCCGTTGCGCGCCGGGTCGAGATCGATCGCGCAACCATAGGAGTGCATGGAGAGCGTCGAGCCGCCGCGCTTCTTGCGATAGACGTAAGAGCCGGCGTAGGTGCTCGCGCCCCATTTATCGACTGTCTGCTGATCTTTGTTGGCGGCGATCCAGATTTTATCGAGGACGCGCCGGAAACTGTCCGCACATTTGCGGTTCATGAGAATGTAGGAGACCGGGCGGCGGTCGTAATACATGGCAAACGGCGGCTTTACGCGCGTGAGACAACCAACCTCCCATGACCGGGACGCCGTGCTGCCGGAGCCGCGGGGGTTGCCATAAAACTTGTCGCAATCGCGTTGCAGGGGCCAATTCATAGCGTGCCTCACGAAAGGTTCTTAAGCTTGTAAAGCGTGGTCAGATACAGCCCTACGAGATCATCGAGCGCGTTTTCGATTGCACACCAGTCGCCGGAAATGGTCTCGCGATTGTCGTTGATCCATTTCGCTTCGTCGGTGAGGTGACGCACAATGTCTTTGCCGACGACGGGTTCGCTATCGATGCTGTCAATCAATCCAAAAGCGCCCTGATACATTTCAACGATGGCGTCGATCTTATCGACAAGGCCGTCATAGAAATCGCCAAGAGCCATGTGTTCGGCATAGCTCTTAGTTTTCCAAT